TATCTGCTGATGAATACTTATATTTGTACTTAAGCTATAAAGAGAAGTATGATATTCTAGATTCTTTAGGTTTAAAGGTAGACTTAGAAAAGCTGCAAACCCAACACTACCTTAAGATAGGAGAGGAGCGTCCCATAGTCAGGGAAGAGTTCATACAGAACATTGAGAAACCTGACGATCAAATGTGGAATGAGCTCCTCTCTTGTTATCCTATAAAGGTTAGTGTCAAAGGACAACCAAGGATTCTAAGAGCCAGAGATCCTTATGGGAGTACAAATGCAACAGCTAGAGAGAGGTATCTTAAGTACATAAAAGGGAATGTACAGAAGCACAATGAAGTAATAGCTGCTCTGAATAGGGAACTTGATTTTAGGAGAAAGGGTGATCAAATAGGGTACATGCAAATGTTGACTACTTGGGTGAATCAAAAAACCTGGGAAAAGTATCCCCCTGAAATAGATGAACTCGGATTTGATGAAAGAAGACCAGAAAGAATCACAAGGCAGCTCTAAAAAGAGATTACCCCCTGTCAAGCATATTAGAGAAGTTGTTGATCTGTCAGTCAGGCAAGTAAGGGATGCACACCTCGGTAAACGTCGTGTGTATCCCACAGCTTGGCCTAGATTAAACAAGAACTTGATGGGTGGATTACAGCCTGGGAAGATGTATGTGATTGCAGGTCGACCCGGTGTAGGTAAATCAGCATTTTCAAACCAACTTATATTCGATGTATTAGATGTAAACAAGAAAAAGCAAGGCGACCTGATAGTCGTCTATTGGAGCTTTGAGATGCCTGGGGAACAGCAGATACTACGTGCTGGTTCAAAGGATACTAAGCTTCAGACGTTCGATTTGTTGTCAGTGGAACAACCATTGAGCCCAGCAATGATGGACAAGTATGAGCAAGCTGTACAGAAGTACAAGGATTACCCTCTGTATTTCTGTAGTATCCCTGATAATATGGATGGGATTAAGTACGCAAATGAGTACTTAACTGAGAAGTTCCCAACCAAGACAATCATCAACTTGATTGACCACTCAAGACTTGTGCTTGGGAAAGAGGATACAGAGCTACAGAAACTAAACACTCTATCCAAAGGGTGTATGTGGATGCAAGCCAAGATGCAATCCATTACGATTCTATTGTCACAGCTGAACAGAAATATCGAACAAGAGTTTAGGGCCAAACAACAGTATCAGCCGTTACTAACTGACTTGTTCGGGGGTGACTCTATTGGTCAAGATGCTCATGTTGTGATGATGCTCCAAAGACCTTATGATTTATACGGGATTACTGAAGCATACTGCGGTGAAAATCCTGTCGGATTGTTAGCGTGTCATATGGAGAAGAATCGTGAAGGATTGTTAGGTATGATCCCATTTGAAACAGATTTATCAACATTTACAATTAATGAGCGACCTAAAAATTAGTCTCCCGACTAAGAAGGTCTCTGCATCAAGGAAGTCCCCAAAGAACTTTGTATTGTATGGTCAACCCAAGATTGGGAAGACAAGTGCACTTGCAAATCTTGAGAACTGCTTGATCATTGACCTTGAGGACGGGACAGATATGGTTGATGCATTGAAAATCAAAGCCAACAATCTTAAGGAATTGAGTGAGATTGGGAGAGAGATTATCAAGGCAAATAAACCATACAAATACATCGCTATTGACACTGTAACTCAGCTCGAGGTATGGTGTGAACAGGATGCAAAGAGGTTATATCAAAACACTCCCATGGGTAAGAACTTTGACTCTGACAATAAAGGGTTATCTGTTCTGTCACTACCTAACGGTGCAGGCTATCTCTATCTGAGAATGGCGTATAAGAAGTGGATTGATAGATTGAATACTCTGGCAGATCATATCATCTTAGTTGGGCACCTCAAGGAAGCTAAGATTGATAAGAAAGGGAAAGAGGTAGCAGTCAAGGACTTAGACTTGACAGGGAAAATCAAGAATATCACATGTGCAAATGCTGATGCTATCGGTTATGTCTTCAGAGATGAAGATACTACGATGATTAGCTTTGATAGCATGGGGGATATTCAAGCTGGTTCACGCTGTGAACATCTTAAAGGACAAACCTTCCCACTTGAGTGGGACAAAATCTTTATTGACTGATGATTGATGCACAACAACAACAAACTGTAGACACAACTCCTGTATCTATGAAAGACGAAAACGAAACCAAAGTAATCACTGTATCTGGGGTACTTGCTGACCTGGATAATGGGTTGGATCGTAAAGCTATTGCTAAGAAGTACAGCTTGACTACCGAAGAAGTCAGAGCTATGTTCCAACACCCAAGTCTCAAGGGTAAGCGCCCAAAGAGAGCACTGAAGAAGATTACGTTTACTCTCGTTGATGACACTGTACAGACATCTAAAGTAGAGGACAGTGTGAGTGAGAATGCTAATGAAGATAACTACAACGAATTCGAAATCCTTGACTAATGGCTATTGCAAGTAACAGTTCAGAAAAAGAAGTAGCATCAGGTGGTGCTAGTCTATACGTAGGTATTGCAGCAGTAAAAGTTATTGCTGTTAACCCTACACTCGGAGAGCTTCATGCTCTTAATATCAACCTCAAGAATGAACCTAACTATGTTGGGGTTAGTATTGGGGGTGATGAGTACAATAAAGTTGTTCTTTGGGTTCAGCATGAAAACCCATCGTTCACAACTAGTATTGACTTCTTGATCAAGCCTGAACCGAAAGTTTCCCAAAGTGGGAAAGCACAGTGGACGAATGCTATTGGTCAGTTTGCTTATGCAGAGAACAAAGCATCTGAGCAGTACGAGTGGTTCAAGGATGAGGGTGTTCGTAAAGCATTTGTAGGTGAGGAGAAACTCATAGACTTTATCAAGGCATTTGCTAATGTAGCTAATGGTGATAACTGTGCGTTTGATGCCCCACAGAAGGTTGCTAACGGGGATGTGACAGAGTTGAAAGAACTTGTCAAGCAGCTGAGTGATAACAAAGTACGTGTCCTTCTTGGTGTGAAGGATGGGAAGTATCAGCAAGTCTATGACAAGCATTTCGGGAGACTTAAGCCAAAGCGTGATGATGTATTCATCAAGCGTTTGAATGATGATTACGGGGCTTTCAAAGCTGAGTACAATGCATCATTGGAGCTTGAGACTTATTCCCCAGACCTCATCACTCCTGATGCTGATACTCCTATGGGGGTAGATCAAGGGACTGATGACTCTTGGATGCTTTGATTAGAGATTAATTAAGTTGTAAGATAGGGGGGTTATCTAACGGTAACTCCCCTATTTTTATGCCCTCTTATGATTAAAGCTAGAAGCAGTAATGATTACTTACATACCTCAGTGATATTAGACAAGATATCTGAGTATGATATCTTCAGATATTACTGCCCTAATTTTAAAAATTTAGGGGAGAAGTTTTGCAGTGAGTTACGTAAGGATACAACTCCCTCAGTCAGTATAGTATTATGGAACAACAGATTACTGTACAAAGACTTTGGGTATCCTGACCACACATTTAATTGTTTCAGTTATGTGATGTACAAGTACACAATTGATTTTGTGGAGTGTCTTAAGATGATATCTAGGGATTTTAATCTTGGGTTGGATGTATCAACAGGAACATCTAAAGCAAGGACTTATAATTATGACTATACAACAATTCCTAAAAAGAAATCTATCATTAAGATTCGCAAAAGAGATTGGGAGTACAAAGACATTAAGTATTGGGAAAGCTATGGAATAACTAAAGAATTATTGGTTAGCTTTGCAGTGCACCCAATCACACATTTCTGGATAAATGATGCGCGTTTTCGATCAGATTCTCTCAGCTATGCTTACAGGTTTGACACTGGGTATAAGATTTATCAGCCGTATTCGACAGATTCTAAGTGGTTTAGCAATGTCAGTAAGAAAACTGTTCAAGGCTATAATCAACTCCCTGAATCAGGGGATGCGCTATTTATTACAAGTTCCCTCAAAGATGTTATGTGTCTTACAGCGATGGGGTTTCATGCAATCGCACTACAATCGGAGATGCTGTTCCCGGAAAAAGAACTAATTGACGAATTAAAGTCAAGGTTTTTAACTATATTGGTTCTTTATGACAACGACTACGGAAAAGATGTCAACCCTGGACAGCTCATGGGAAATAGAATTAGTAGTGGATATGGCATCAGAAACGTTTGTATACCTGAAAGATATGACTCCAAAGATGTTTCAGATCTGGTTAGTAACCATGGATTGGGTTATGGGAAACAATTTATCAGAGATACATTAAATGAGCAGAGTTGATGAGATTTTAAAGAAGTGCGCTGCCATGATGGCGAACATAGGTATGAAAACACCTTTGGATGTGGGGGATGTAAGAACTGCAAAACAACTAGAACAACAGTGGCTTCAAGAAATAAAAGACATAGATCCAGTAGCGTACAAAATGTTGGTACCAGATCTACACGAGTCAGGAACGCAAGAACAAAAGAAATCGACGGAATAAAGTTCCGTTCATTACTTGAAGCTTTTTGCTATCGTAAACTCAAAGAAGCTGGGATTCCTACTGAGTATGAGTCTGAGAAGTTTGTCTTGCTTGAAGGTTTTCACTACGATGCTAGTCGGTATGAAGACAATGGGAGGACTGGGTATAATGATAAGAAGACTCACAAGGTCAGAGATATCACTTACACCCCTGACTTTCTAGAT